TTCCATACGTATCCGCCGATGGCCTAGAAATCAACACCGACGACAACGCAACGGACGGCGTACTGGGCTGGGAAATGACTAACGGCATCCTTGGTAATAGCAAGGCTGCCTATACCGTAGGGTCTCTTCCAGATGGAAAACCCGTATTCCTGGAAGCCGTCATTGGTATCGATGATATATCCGACGTCACTGAGCTGGCTTTGGGTTTCCGTAAAGCTGAAGCGTTTCAGGCAGCTGTAGATAACTACGATGAGATGGCGTCTTTCAACGTTGGTCAAGATGCTGATGGCCAAATAGAAATCCACACTATCCTTAATAACGCCGCGACCGCAGAAGTTGACACCACTGAAACCGATTGGGCTGACAGCAAGTATTATAAAATGCGCATCGAAGTCACAAACGAAGGCGCATGCTCCTTTAAACTCACCGCAGCCCAAACCTCTGCAGTATTGGCCGCCGCCGCTACGTTGGCAACTCCAACCGTCACTGCTAGCTTTAGTTTCGACTCAGCCGAAGTAATCGTTCCGTTCTTGTTTTTGATTGCTGAAACTGGTGATCCAGGAGTCAGCGTGTACTCGTGGAAAGTCGGTACAGTCTAATTAGGGGGCTTCGGCCCCTTTCTCTCTATAGGACATCACCATGCGTCTAACTGGTGTATTATATATTGATGGCGATACTATACGGCTAAAGCAAAGTAGTACGTACTACACAGAACTGGTGGCCGGCTCTCCCGCCTCTGCCAATGCTGTATTAGCTTTGCCGACTGTTGCAGACACGCTACTAGGTCGCATCTCGTCTGACACAGGCTCCAATAGATTACAGAATAAAGAGCTTAGCGACGACACCGTTAAGTTTGTAGATAATTCAGACACTACAAAAAAGCTAGCCTTCCAGCTTAGCGGCCTTACTACTGGTAATACCAGGACGATTACGCCGGCTGACGGCGATATGGCAGTTGGCGGTAACTCTAATAGTTACGATATCTTGACCAGAACTAGCACGCAGACTGTCACCAATAAGACTATCGCGGCAGCTAGCAATACTATTACGACAGCGGCCAGCGGCAATCTTGCGGCTACAGAACTTAACGCGGCGCTCGCTGAATTACAGACCGACATTGACACAAGAGCTACAGCTACTAGCCTATCGGACCATTTAGGCGACACCACAGACGCCCATGACGCCAGCGCTATCTCAAGCGTTGCATCAGGCAACCTAGCAGCTACAGACGTACAAGCGGCCCTTAATGAGCTGCAAACAGATATTGACACCAGGGCTCTTACATCCGGTAACTTGTCCCAGTTCGCGGCAACTACGTCCGCGCAATTAGCGGGAGTCATCAGCGACGAAACAGGCTCAGGAGCACTGGTATTCGCTACCAGCCCTAGCTTAACTACGCCCAGCTTAGGCGTCGCCACAGCCACAAGTATCAACAGCACTACAATCCCATCCAGCAAAACCTTGGTAGTGACCACAGATAAGCTGTCGGCACTAGCCGCCACCACCTCGTCTGAGTTGGCAGGTGTTATAAGCGACGAGACCGGCTCAGGCGCCTTGGTATTCGCTACTAGTCCAACACTAGTTACACCAGCACTAGGAACCCCAAGTAGTGCCACCCTAACTAACGCCACAGGATTACCTGTCTCCACCGGTATTAGTGGCCTTGGTGCGGGTGTTGCGACATTCCTAGCTACCCCTTCAAGCGCAAACTTAGCTAGCGCAGTAACAGATGAAACGGGTACAGGCTCGCTCGTATTCTCAAACAGCCCAACACTGGTAACACCAGCCCTTGGTACACCCAGCAGCGCTACTTTAACTTACGCCACTGGACTCCCTATCTCTACAGGCGTAAGTGGGATGGCGGCTGGTATGTCGGTATTTCTCGCAACACCTACGTCAACCAACTTTAACCTAGCCTTGACGGATGGATCAGGTAGTGGTTTCGTCGCAATGACTAATAACCCGGTATTTGTCACGCCAAACCTCGGGACACCTAGCGCGGCGACCTTAACGAATGCCACTGGCCTGCCTATCTCCACAGGCGTATCGGGCCTTGGGAGCGGTGTTGCGACATTCCTAGCCACCCCTTCAAGCGCTAACCTTGCCAGTGCGGTAACGGATGAAACAGGTTCTGGAGCACTAGTATTCGGAACAAGTCCGACCATCGCAAGTCCGACTATCACTGGCGGCGCTACGGTCCGTGGAGACCTATTGCTCCAAAACACATCGGGCAGCCAGCCTACGCTTCAGCTATCAGAGGACCCCGATAACGGTACAAATAAGGTGACGATTACGGCTCCTGCTACGCTGGCGTCTGACTACACGCTGACGCTACCGACAGACGATGGCGGCGTTAACCAAGTGTTGCAGACGGACGGTTCAGGTGGTTTAAGTTGGGCGACTGTAGCTAGCACGGTTACCACGACACGCGGCGACCTCATCAAACGCGGTGCCTCGGCTGACGAGAGGTTGGCAGTAGGTACCGCTAACCAAGTTCTAAAATCAGACGGAACCGACCCATCTTGGGGATTGATAGCAAACGCGAACATAGATGCCGCAGCCGCTATCTCTGGTTCAAAAATTGTATCGGCGGCAACCTCCACAGCTGGCGTAGTGACTGCTACCACGCAATCGTTCTCAGGCGACAAAACCTTTAACGACGCCTTACACGGACTCCTTGGAGTGAAAGCCCAATCACCAACCGAAAATTGGGTGGCCTCCTTTACTGGGAGCAGCTTGTCCACTACGGGTTTGGCAGCCGGTAGCTCCGACACTTTTGTATTCCCCAACGGAGCTTGCGGTTTGCTGATTGTAAACGACACCACCGCAGGTACAGCTGGGTTGTTGTTTATCAGTGACAACGGCTCTCGGGCGATTATCAGTGACCCAAACGCGACCTTTACCCTCACAGACCCAGGCGGCGGTGGAAACAAGATTTACCTTAACTGCACGTCGTCCGGACAAATCACCTTCTTAAACCGCTTTGGCGTGGCTCATAATATTCGAGTTGTGTTTTTAGGTGTCTAACCAACCAAACCTGGGCCGTCTTCGGGCGGCTCATTACGGTCTGGGAGGCCGTGTCATGAACGAAGAACGTATCTTTGAAGTGTTAACTGAGTTGAAAGTCCGTGCTGCCACCACGTCCGGTTAAGAAACCTGAGCTGGAGATTGTAAAGTGAGCCAATTTAAAGTTTACAACGGCAACTGCCTTGAAATCCTTCGCAACGCGCCTGATAATTTTGTTGACTCCATCGTCTGCGATCCTCCCTACGGCCTCAGCTTCATGGGTAAGAAGTGGGACTACGACGTCCCCTCAACCGAGATATGGAAGGAATGCCTTCGCGTCCTTAAGCCGGGCGGGCACCTTCTCGCATTCGGCGGGACACGTACCTATCATCGCCTCGTCGTCAACATCGAAGACGATGGGGCTTGTCTATGATGCCAGTTCCACTGTTGGAACCTTAGCTGCTATTACGGTTGACGTTACTGGCGGGGTTACAGTCAGTAAGGCGGCAGGCGGGACATTCACAGGTGGTACCAATAACTCCTATCTCAGGGCTATGCTGTTCTGGATTATTTAATTCCTAGCCTCGGGGAGGTGGCTTAAAATGAATGAAAGAGACGTCCTAGAACTACTGAGCGATATCAAGGTTGAGCAAGCCAAACAAGGAGTTAGGCTAGACACCTATAACGAACACCTAAAGGACCACATGAAAAGGTCCGATAGTCTTGAGAAACAGGTAGCTGAGCTGTATAAATGGAAGTATCATGTGGCCGGAGCTTTAGCCTTAACCTCTATAATGGGCGCAGTCGTCCTTCAACTAATAACAATGCTGTTTGGAGATAAGTAATGAAAAACGCAGGTAAGTTTGAAGAAATGCTCGACATGCTTATGGATGAATATCCCAACCTTAAAGATGAAGCTATGTCGCTGAAGGATAGCCTCTCTGCTGAGGGTATGGCCCCAATGGAAGAAGAGGAGGATATGGCCCCCTCCAAAGAGCCAGTAATGCCGGGAGCCTTTAAAGCTATCCCACCCGAGTTGGAAGATGAAGAAGTAGAAGAAGAGGGTGAAGAGGAAGAGGAAGAGGAAGAAGAGCCGATGTTTTGAGGTGACCTATGGCAACCGTTGATGAGTTAGTTAGCCAGATCCGCCAGCAAACGGATGAGGCTAACACAACTGACCTAAGTGATTCAGAGATCATACAAGTATTGGATCGCGCACAACGTAATGCCATAAACATCATTACCAGGCGCTTCCCTGATCTGTTCTATACTTCCACTGACCTGACTACTGTTAGCGGGCAGTATGACTACGATATCCCAAAAGAGGCTGTCGGTAGGAAGATTGCGCACGTCGAGTGCTATGTGGACGAGTCGGCCTATCCGCTCCAGCGAATAGATATAAGCAAGACCAGCTACTATAGGTCGCAGGCCACCACTACTAGGCCGCGCTACTTCGGTCTTACTAAGAACACGCTGCAGCTGTACCCAGCGCCAAGCGGCGGTTTGACAGTCACCGTATACTACCCAGGCCGGGTAGAACCCTTGGTATTGAATCAGGGCCGAGTGACTTATGTGAACTCGGGGACTAACACTATCGCGGTAGACACACTAGGCAGCTCGCTCAGTACCACCACCACAGGATTCGGGTCCTATGTTAACTTTATAGACTACCGCACCGGGGCTATAAAAGGGACCTGTCAGATCAACAGTATTAACACCACACTCAAAGAGATATCCTTTAAGACTACTGGGCTAACTAGGTCTACAGTTCTAGATAAGACTGTGGCCGTAGCATTACCAACGGATCTTGAGGTAGATGATTATATTTGTCTGATAACAGGTACATGCGTGCCTGAGTTGGATGAAGGCTATAGCGATTTCCTTATTCAGTATTCAGTAGTTGATATTAAACGCCGCTTTGGCGAACCTCTTCAGGAAGAATTAGAATCTCTCAAGCGTCTGCAGGACGAGATTGAGAAGACATGGACCGGACGTAACCAGGCTGGTCGGGTGCGCAAGTCTAATTCCATATGGGGAACCTATACATAAAAAGAGGTAGTCCGTGTCCTATGACTTTCAGACTATAACCATAAAAGATTTTGGCGGCGGCATAGATCAGAAGTCATCTGAGAATGCCATTAAGCCTAGCTATTCTGAGAGACTAGAGAACGTCGTAACCAACAGCAATGGTACGCTATCGAAGCGGCCAGGCTATGAGGGCTACTTTGGTTGGCTGCCTTTGCGCGTTAAGTCTGTGCAGAAGACTAGCGGCTCTACCGATATTAAGATATTTTTCGATAGTGCGGTATCTCTGCGTAATATAGTGCCGACTCCGGTTATTATATACGGCAGGCTCTCGGTGGCCAGTATAGCAGATGGAGACTTTCAAACAGCGTCTGAGTATGGGCACTACTATTCAACCTTCGATAATGCCATACCTTATGAATTCACCGCACCGTCCGGCAACACCGGCGGTATAAACTCTGTTGCCTCTGTTAATGTCATGACAGCTGTGCTAAAAAACACAGTGTCGGGCACATCATCAAATGAGTTGTTTCTAACGGATAGAATCGAAGTCACCACACTCGGGGCTAATGAGATTGATTACCATTGGTCAGGATTAGCTTCTAGTATAGAGGTATATACTCCGTCAGAAGCTATACCCGCTACAGCAGGCGATTACTACACGTGGAACTATACCACAACTAGTAATCCAGAGACTAAGACACTGGCGGCGGCGACACACCAATTATCAAACTTTACTCCTATTGTGCAATTCTATTACCTTAGCGGTACAGATTGGCTTCAGTTTATACCGGATGCTTTCAGTATTAATAATACAACTGGATTAGTTAGTATAACTACCAGTCTGCCCGCCAGCATAGATGTCAAAGTACAGTTCATGGCTGTTGGAGTAGATAATACCAAGACTGGGACAGTTACAGGATCAGGGTCTATAACATTCAGTACTGAAGTAGATTTCTACTTTATGACCGTTTATGATATAAACGGAAACTATGTTATACCAAATGGAGTAGTTAGAGATAGCTCAGCCGACACCTTGGCATTTAATTTCAGCGGAATAGTAGGGACACAAACCTTTACGTGCGTATATGCAGAAGCAGACACCCAGGCCAATTTCTTGGTAATCACAGATACTACAGGATACAGCGCACAGACATACACAGACAACGCGCCTCAGTTAACTCTGTGGGGAATACCGCACGAAGATATCTACTTTAATACTAATACGACCGCCGGTAAGGTCCACCATATAGACGCATACAGGGCCGAGGCCGAAGAGCGGATTATCACTGGTATTTCTGGTGTAGAGTATGCGGCCCGTACAGAGAGCGAGCTAAGTACTCAATACCAGGTGGGTTCGACTAGTGTGGATCTTGATGCTAGATCAGCAGGGGCAGTGGTGATAGGCCCAGCTTTCGCAGTAGATACTGAGACATCTGTACGAACCGCTGGTATGCTGCTAGACAGTTCAGTAGAGAGTAACCTGGCCACAGTGACAGGAGTGTCCTATGTCTCGTCTGGCGTGGCCAGATACCAACTGACATTCACGTCTCCGACTGGGACTTTATCTGGATGTATAGTTACTACTTCCGGGATAGAAGATTACCTCACTGTAACCAAGATGGCTAACTCTGTTAACAACGGCACGTTTAAGATTGTGGCCGTGAACAACGCCAATTACACGATAGACGTGGAGAATGATTACATCCAGTCAACGCGCTTCGACGAGACTGGGGCCCTTGGCAAGGCTGGCGTATTCACTGATATATTTACAGCGCAGGCAAATTCTAATTTCTTGGCAGACGATATAGCTACTATATCCAGCACCCAGAGTTTCACTATATTGGGATCATCCGGCACAAGCGTCCAGGTTAAAGATCTAGATGACTATATAGAGATGTCTACAGGTTTCAAGATATATGGCTCAAGAACCACTGACGTTATACCTGTTGAGTCTACCGATGATATTGTTCGCGGGGATATGATCACCCTTACAGGATTCGATAGGAAGTTCAGGGTATTGAATATTAACTCGGCCTCTAATAACACGATCACGGCGGTGACCTGGTCAGGCACAGAGGCCACAATCACCCTAACTAGCGCTAACACAGGTCTAGAGGTTGGCAAAAAAGTCAACATATTGAGAACATCGGATGTGGATCTAAATGGAACACATACCATTATAGAGGTCCCATCCACTACATCATTCGTAGTAGAGACAGGATACACCGGGTCCACCCTTGGTAATGGTGGTGTACTCCAGGGCAAAACTATACAGATAGACGAAGAGGTAGCTATATACGACGCCGGCGAGCCGATGAGTGTTGCCGTGGTTGGCCGTTGGATCCCTATCGAGGCTCCATCCTCTAGCTACGATCTAGTCAGCAACGCACATTACCAGTACTTTACTGCCGGGGACTATACTTCCCAGGATACCACGCGGTCTACTATTATCAACGATAATATGTACTTCACTAACTACGAAGACGCGGTAATGAAGTTCGATGGTACTAGCATCTACCGCGCTGGCCTGCCGTACTGGCAGCCGCAACATATGGCGAGTGTGTCCGACTTACCGACATCTATTGCATTGAGCGGTGTACTGACTGCAATTACTGCTAGAACTAATAACAGATTTACGGTAGCAATAGGAACTCAGAGCATATTTCAAATTGGCGACGTAATCATACACACTAACGACAGCGCTACCTATACAGTGACAGGTACCACTACCGATGGAACAAACGGTATCGTCAGCGTGGACAAAGCCATAACAGGAGCAGCCTCTGGTAATATACGCCTAGCGTCCTTATACTCATACTACTTCCGTCTCAATGCCGTAGATAGCAACGGCAATCAAATCGCCGGAGCGGCTACAGGTTTAGGTGATTATGTGGTGCCAATGACGGCAGCAGGTGTTATACAACATAAGTTACTTGGACTACCTGCATTCGATCTGTATGATCACGATACCCTCAGCCTTGAGGTATATAGGACCAACAAGACCGGCGCAGGCACATACTACAAGATAGGGACTAAGGCCCTTAGCTTCAATGCGGCTGAAGGGTATATAGCCTTTACGGACTCTACAGATGACAACCTGCTATCTGATGTAGATGCGATCAATACGGCGCTTCTAGGGACTGAAGTTAGCACGGGCCTCTCTCAGCCTATGAGAGCTAAGTATGTAACCTCTGTAAACAATAAGCTTATCTACGCAAACATTCAGACCTATTCGCAGATAGATATATCGGCCCTATCTAACGCTGGTTTTGCTGATGTAACATTCTCTGATTTCAGTGCCAAGGAGTTCCTGCTTCGTAAGGATAACTCCGACTCTGCCACCACAACTAACATGGTAGATCGTGTTAAAGCGGTGTGTTACACATCCTCTAGCGCAACCGTAACCGGTATTACGGCGAACGGCTCAACCTTAGTAGTAGAGGTAGCTAGCACATCCACTTTGGCTATTGGGGACTGGGTGTATCTATATAGGGGTACAGCTTTGGGCGGAGCTACGTCCACTAACAATCCTATTAGATTTGCCGGGTGGCACCAAGTGGCGGCCGTTACGTCCACAACTATCACAGTTAAGTCTAAGTTCACAGGTACATGGGATAGTAGTATAGACATCAATAGAGTCGTCTGGGACTTAAACGGCAACGTGCCTGTACTTCTGGCAGCTGATTATAACCTTAGCCAAGTTGGCGCTAATGACGACAACTTCTACCAAATCCTGGTACGAGTCGCCAACGCCCTTAATGCCTCTATGCGCCAAGTAGATATAACTATCTCAGGCTTCGAGGACTTCACTCCATGGGCCGTAGTGCAGTCGGGCTCGTCCATAGGAGCAGGGCGCTTGGTATTCAGACAAGAAATAGTTCTAGACACTACAATGGAACTGGTGCTGCCTGAGGTGACCTCCATAGATTGGTACGCATTCGGCGAGCTATACGCCTCTGGAGCCACTACAACAGTTCAGGGCCAAAGTCTTCTATACCCATCAAGGCTTATAGTGTCCTACCCAGGATACCCTGAGATGTTTGAGCTGCCTGATCAGCAGGAGGCTGAGGCCCCTTATGTAGTAGACGTGAACTCGGCGGATGGCGAAGAGATCACAATGTGTATGCCGTTCTTTGCCGAATCAGCCTTTAGCTCTGCGCAAGTGGAAGCCGTGCTGGTAGTCTTTAAGGAGAACTCCATCTATCTGGTGAACGTTGACAGCGGTCAGATCCAAAAGATCCAGTCGCGCGGTATAGGCTGTACGGCCCCATACTCCGTTGCGACTACCAAGGATGGCATAAATTTTGCCAATAATTCCGGCATATACCGGCTGAACCGCAACCTCACTATAAGCTATGTGGGCGAATATATTGAGAGAATTTACCAGGATGAGGTTGATCGGGACCTGCTGCAGAATATGACAGCTACTCACAATTCTATTGGCAGCCAGTACAAACTATCGTATACTTTAAACAGCAATGCTGTCAACTCTAATGTGTTCGTGTATGACTACCAGCGGGAGGGTAAGGAGCAGGAGATGGGAGCCTGGTCCACATTCACTAATCACCCTGCTACAGGATGGGCCAACCTCGGCAATAACTCTTTCTTTGCCACTACTAATGGCCAAGTGTATAAGATCCGAAATAATAACGACGAAACCGATTATCGAGACGACGCAGATGCTGTAGACACTATGCAGATTCTACTGAGGGCGGATGACTTCGGGCTGGGCGGGGAACGTAAGCTTTTGCGGTATGTGACTACCCACTTTGAGATGCGCACCAGCGATAATACGGGGACTATACTGTCTATAGCCTACGACCTGCAATCTGATTTTGAGCAGTCTGAAGACTTTGAGTTCACAGACAATAGCACGACTAAGGTTAAATTCGGGCAGTCCTCCTTGCCGCGCAAGAAGGCTGTATACTTCCAGCTTAAGTATGTTAATGACCAGAAAGACGAGGCCGTAATATTGGCTGGCGTCGACTATACGGTGGCCAAACTCAGCACTAACGGCGTTAAACAGGGTAGCTAAAGATGGCAGTAATAAAACAAGGTGGCCAGACCGGCCTTCAAAAAGTTACTGAAGAGACGCTGCAGCAGCGCCTCACTAGACTAGGCTTGCCTCAAACTACTAATGGGGCATCGGCCCAGGGGCTAGGCGCAACCCCAGATCAGGCTAAGATGGCCGGATCAGCTGCGCGCAAGGAAGTGGTTCTACGTCAAGCTGCAGACCAGTCCAAGAATCTTATGGCCGCCAAGGAAGCCCAGAAGACCTCTGGCATGTTATCTGAGCAGGAGCAGTCCGAGATCATAGCTGCCGAGCGACTGACTAAGTTGGGTGGAGCTACCGCACAAATAGGCGAGTTAGCTCTCCAAAAACTCAAGGGTGCTGGCCAAGGTCCAGTACAGCGACAGGTAACTCAGACTGGAGAGTCTGAACTAGCCAAAGTTATTAACCCGGTCAATAACCCCGCTGGCTACAATGCCGCCAAGAGCGCCCTGGTATCTTATGCTAATGACCCTAGCCAGCTTGAGTCGGCCCTAGTTACTCTGCGCAACCTTGGTATTCAGGACCCAGAGACTTACCTAGAGAAAGCCGATCAGGTTCTTAATCGTGCGGTACAGACCTCTGGCCTTACTGTGGCTGAGATGGCTAATATCTTACCAAGTTATGGCTTCACTGGTGGAGTGAGCGAGCTAGCTACTACGCTAGGATTAACTACAGACCAACTGTCGTCTATGTCTCCTACTGATCTATCTAACCAGATCAATGCCAAGCGCCAAGAGCTGCTTGACAGGACTACTCAGCTACAGTCCCAGGCAGGTAGAACTGGCTTAGCTGGGGCCGCTGGTCAGCAGCAGCTTCAGGCATTTACTCAGGCAGGTGGCGTAGCTAGAGAGAAAGAGGCGGCTCGCCCCACTGTAGATATGGCGGCTAAGGTAAAGGTTGGGGATACAGAGTATGACGTTGAGAACATCCTAAAGGATGAGGAGTTCTCTGAGGTTATAGAGCAGTGGCTCGCCGCTAAGCCCGAGGATCGCGCTAAAATAATACCAGGGGACTGGCCGCTGTCGGAGTGGTTGACCTCTAATGAATCCTCTCTCGCGGCAGCAACGCAAGCTGGGGCGGCCGCAGGTCTTCAACTTTCTGAAGCTCAGAAACGGATATCCAATCTAAACGATTACAGCAATGAGAT